GAGTTCCGAAAATACAGAGACTACGTTTACCAATAATCTATCTAATTTTATTAAGATTGCAGAAGAGCGCATCTTAAAAAATGTGCAACTTTCTATATTTAGAAAAAACGCTACGGCAGCTTTTACTTCAAGCAGTGAGTTTTTAGCGTGTCCAAACGATTTTCTCACACCGTTTTCTTTAAGCTTTACGGATGGCAGTAGCAATAAAGTTTTTCTTGATTACAAGGATGTAAACTTTATACAAACTTTTACGCCTAACTCCTCTACCACAGGATCGCCACGGTTTTATGCCTTGTTCGATACCGACAACTTTATCGTAGCACCTACTCCTAGTAGCAGTTTTGCGGTTGAGTTGCATTATTACTACAGGCCAAACAGTTTAACCGCCGGCGCGGATTCTGGAGAAACATGGTTAAGCACAAATGCTCCTAATGCTTTACTTTACGGTAGCTTGATGGAGGCCTATACCTTTATGAAGGGTGAGCCCGATGTGATGCAGAATTACGCACAAAGGTTTACGGAAGCAGTTCAATCGCTTAAACTATACGGCGAGGCAAAAGAAGTTAGCGATTATTACAGGTCAGGTATGGTTATGAGGGATAAACAATAATGTTAATGGAGCTACCAAAAACACCAATAGTAGACATACAGACGACAAACAATAGAGGATTTACTCCAGAGGAAGTTGCGGCTCGTTGTGTAGATAAGATTGTAGAGGTTGGAGATAACGCTGCCCCCGAGATTAGAGATCAGGCGCACGCATTTAAGTCTCATTTAGAGAAGGTTATTACTTTTTATATGAAAGAAGCAATAAAATCAGATAGAACCACTGTTTGCAATGCAATAAAAAATGCAGGCCACGAAAAGCTTGCAGAAATGATAAGGAGATTATAATGGCTATATCGCAGGCAATGTGCACATCATTTAAGGTGGAACTTCTAAAAGGTGTACACAATTTTACAAATAGTTCAGGTAATACGTTTAATATAGCTTTGTATACCTCCAGTGCTAGTTTAGGAGCGGGTACCACCGCGTATACTACAAGCAATGAAGTATCAGGCACAAATTATACGGCAAAAGGACAAGCGCTTACTAATGTAACGCCTACAGCATCTAGCACAACAGCCTTAACAGATTTTACGGATGAAACCTTTAGTAATGTCACGATCACAGCTAGAGGGGCCCTGATATTTAATGATAGCGCTTCAGGTGATCCGGCGGTGTGTGTATTAGATTTTGGTTCAGACAAATCATCGTCTTCGGGTGATTTTACTGTTGTGTTTCCGGCAGCCGATGCGAGTAATGCAATAATAAGGATAGCCTAATGACATTTGTAATAGCAGATAGAGTTCGTGAAACGACAACGACAACAGGCACAGGCACAATCACTTTGGCAGGTGCAGTTACAAACTTTGAAACTTTTACTGCTAATCTATCTAATTCTGATACAACCTATTACGCTATTGTTGATAATACAAATGGTGCTTTTGAAGTTGGTCTAGGTACATTTACATCCTCTGGAACTACGTTAGCACGATCAGTATTAGCAAGTTCGAACAGTAATAATCTTGTAGATTTTGGTGTAGGAACTAAAGACGTATTTATAACCATACCTGCCAGTAAGATGGTGGTTGAGGATGGTAGTAATAATGTTGCTATAGGAGGCACAGTAACAGCATCAGCTTTTAGTGGTAGTGGTGCAGGTCTTACAGGTGTGGATGTAGTAAGCGACACGACTCCCCAGTTGGGAGGAGACTTGGATGCCCAAAATAATGATATAGAAAACGCAGGATTGGTTGAAGCAAAGGCAGACGCAGGGATTTATGGAAGCTCCTCATCTCCTGTAGAGTTTACAGTTACTGTGGCAAGTAAAACATCTGCACATCCTTATAGTGGAGATGGTAGTGGCAACGCATATTTTATAAACGGTGTAGAGTCACCTGCTATAACATTGCATGGAGTAGATACTACAACAGCAAACTCAGAGTATCATTATAGGTTCACTCTAAGTTCAAGCGATATGACAAGCCATCCATTTAGACTTTACTTAGATGCAGCGAAAACGATAGCATACACAACAGGGGTTACAACAACTAGCACATATCTACAAATAGCTGTAACTAAAGATACTCCTAAGATTTTGTATTATCAGTGTAGTAGTCACGGTTACATGGGTAACTATGCAATAGTATTGGGGTCAACAAACTTTGCTGATGGAAACATCACAAATGTAGGTGACATATCTTTAGACTCTATTAGTCCAGATGGAACAGATATAAATGTAGCCGTGTCCGACAACTCAGCTACAGCGTTTACAATAAAGCAGGGGTCAGATAATTATCTTGTGGTAGATACAGGAAACAGTGGTGAGTCTGTAGCGATAGGTACAGGTGTATCAGGAACGGCAATATCTATAGGTCATACCACCTCAGAGACAACAGTAAACGATAATCTTACAGTTACAGGTAATCTCACAGTAAGTGGTACAACTACAACAGTAGATAGCACAACTATAAATGTTCAGAACACTTTAGTGTTTGAGGGTTCTACTCCTGACGCACACGAGACAACACTTACAACGGTCGATCCTACAGCCGACAGAACAATAAGTCTGCCAAATCAATCAGGTACTTTGCCTGTTCTTGCAGCAGCGAGTACAACACAGATCACATCGACACCAGAGGAGTTAAACCTACTTGATGATGTGTCAGGATTAGTACAGGCTGATTTTACTAAACTTGCTGCTGTGGACGCTACAGCATCAGAATTAAACTTGTTAGATGGAGATACATCTGTAGGTAGCTCCATAACAATAGCTGACAGCGATGGTATAATCGTTAATGATGGTGGCACGATGAAATCTGTTCCTGCATCTGATGTTAAAACATACGTAGCAGGTGACTCAGCAAGTAAAGGCTTTGCCACAGCGATGGCGATTGCGTTGTAAAGGAGGTTGAATGGCACAAGATTTTGAAAGAGCAGTAGCAAAAGACAGTAATAGCGATATCAACATAGGAACAACGGCAAGAGCCGTTTTTGACTGTGACTCTGACGATGCAATAGTCGGTATAAGAATGGCAAATGTAATCACCTCCCAGATTACTGTGGACTGCTTTGTAAGAACGGCAGCAGCAGGGGGTAGTGATTTAGACGTATATCTAATAAAGAACGCACCCATACCTTCTGGATCAAGTTTAGAGTTGATAGATGGGGGTAGTAAGATAGTCCTACAAAATGGAGATCAGCTATTTGTAAAATCAAACACGGATGCGTCTTTGAATTGTTATGTTAGTTTTGTGGACGCTATTAGTACATAGGAGGAGTAATGCCACATATAGGTAATCAAGTTGGTTCTAGTTTTTCATCAAGACCTGCAACGCAGGAGTTCAACGGAGATAACTCTACAACGGTCTTTACGTTAAACCAGACTGTAGCTCAAGAAGACATCGTAGTAAGCGTTGACGGTGTAATACAGGAGAGTGTAGACGCATTTACAGTGCCAAATGGCACAAACCTTACATTTACGGAGGCTCCATCAACTGGCACAGGTAATATCTTTGTAATGTATCTTGGTGCAACAGATACAAGCATTACTATACCCACACAGAACAAAGGAAACTTTAAGAACGGTGGTATGTTTCGTGTTAACTCACAAACTGTTGATGTGAACACAACGATAGAAGCAACAGAGAATGCCACAGCCACAGGACCTTTGACAGTATCTTCTGGCATAACCATCACAGTAAACTCAGGGGGTAATCTAGCAATCATATGAGTAACCTTCTCGTACAGAATATAAAGCACACAAATGGCACTACGGCTCAGACTATTGATAGTAGTGGGAGAGTATTAACTCCTGCCAGACCTTTTTTTGAAGTTACAAAAAGTGGAAATCAGACAGGAATTACATCAAACAGTAGTGCCAATGCTGTGGTAATTACGTTTAATGTTGTTGGTTCTAATGTTGGTTCTCATTTCGATACCTCTAATTCAAGATTTATTGCTCCAGTAACTGGAGTTTATCAATTTAATTTTTCAATTCTTCTTCAAAATGTTGACAACTCAGATGATGGAATCCATGTGTCTTTTTTTATTGATGGGAGTCAAAAAATCTTTTTTTCCAGAAATGTTGGAGAATCTGCACAAGGATATTATGGATATGGTGGTTATTTACCAGTACAAGGTTCTGCGGCATTTTTATTATCTGCAAGCAGTTTCGTGGATATGAGAATTAATGCAGGTGGTGGTAATATAGGAATTTATGGTAGTTCAGATTGGTCCCATTTTTCTGGATACTTAATAGGATAAACAATGAGTACATTAAGAGTAGACAGCTTACAAGGACAGACACAAGATGGCACTTACAGGTATCTTGTTCAAATGAAACATTTTCAACTAACAACCTCACAAACAGAAACTATTGCAAGTGCAAATACTGACCAAGCAATAAGTAATTTTACAGTAAACATAACCCCAACAAGGGCAAACTCCATTATTAAACTAGAAGCACAGTTATTTTTTGAAAGTGCAAACGATACTTGGAATACTGTATTTTTCTTTTTTAGAGATAGCACAAAATTAGCTCATACAGAAAGTGCAGGGAGTAGAAAGATTGGGATAGCTAATGCTACAGTAGGTTATTTTGGAGATGATGACGCATCTACTGCTGAGATGTTGCACATGGGATATTTTGACTCTCCAAACACTACGTCCTCAATAGCATATAAATTAGGAGTAAATACTAATGGAACTAATAATTTATTTATCAACAGAACAGTAAATGACACAGACACCTCTGGATATGAAAGAGGAGTTTCTTGGATTTCAGCAACGGAGATTGCACAATGAGTACACTTTCAGTAGACACAATACAGGGTAAAACTACAGCAGGAACAGTGGCTATGCCTAGTGGTCATGTGGTGCAAACAGTACAAAAGATTGATACTGCAACAACTACCTTTTCTAATTCTGGTTCAAGTGCAACATTTGTGACTTGTGGTTCTTTGAGCCAATCATTTACACCAAAATTTAGCACTAGCAAAGTTTTACTTAAAGCTAGTTTAGGTCATGTTGCTACAAACACAGCAGATAGATTTGCATTTTTTAGATTTAGTGGTGGGAATACTGCGAATGGTGTAGGGGACGCATCTAGCAGTAGACAAAGGGTATTAGCTTTTCATTATTTTGCGGCTGCAAATGATGGTACTTCTATAAATTTTGAGTATTTAGATAGTCCAAATACAAACTCTGCTATTACATATGCTGTTCAGATAGCTCCTAATTATTCTAATGGTAACTTAGGTTTGAATTATTATTACCCAAATAATACAGATGCAGTTTATATACCAGTATCAGCTTCAACTTTAACTATTATGGAGATAGCACAATGACAACAATAGCAAACGCAATATCGAGTTTAGGAGTTACAGAGTGGGTTCTTAGAGGAGAGCCTACAAATGAAGAAGAGTTTAACCAGATGTTTCGTAAGGTTACTGGAGCAGATAGTAATGGTTCAGCTATCGAAAGTGCTGACCCAAAGGACTGGGGTGTAACATATGCACAGGTAGCAGGCGAAAAGACGTTACTGCAAAGCCGTGAGCCAATGCGATTGCTTAGAGAACGGAGAGATGCGTTACTGGCAGAAACAGACTGGACTGCGTTAGGGGATGTAACCATGTCGAGTGACATGAAAACCTATAGACAAGCCTTGAGAGACTTACCTGCAAGTGCTGATCCAAAGCTAGATAGTAATGGTGGATTAGACATGAGTAGTGTAACGTTTCCAACAAAACCAAGTTAGGAGTAAAAAGTGCCTTTAACAAAAGTAGGAAAAGAAGGTATCACAGGAATATCAAACTCAAGTGATGCTACTGCAATTTCTATAGATAGCTCTGAAAAAGTTGGAATAGGAACAACCTCTCCTGATGGTGGACTACACGTTAAAGGTGCTTCTGACCACGGAAGAATAATTTTAGAGAGTGGTGGAACAAGTGGTTCTGATAATAATATGTTTATGCAGTTTCATAATGCTGGTGGAACGGAGATTGCACAAATTGCCATTGAGGAAGGTGCTACTAATTCTGGGCAACTGATATTTAAAACTGGTGGTACAACCACTGCAATGACTATAAGTAAAGATGGTTTTATATTAAAGCCTTTACATCCTGCGTTTAAAGCAGGGCTAAACGCAAATACGACCTTTGGAGCAGGTGCAACAGTCGTTTTTAATCATACAGCAAGTAGCTCAACACATTTCAACAGAGGTAATCACTACAGTACAAGTACAGGCAAATTTACTGCTCCTGTTGATGGAGTATACTTCTTTGGTGTTAGTATGATTTTTATGAGTATGGGGGATGGAGATGCAATGCACGATTCTTTTTATATTCACAAAAACACTAGCACATTAATATGCTACTCTCACAGACGAGCGGAATATGTAAATGGTTCTACTGGGAATTCAGGATACTTTACTGACTTTGCTCACGTTACCACAGAACTAAGTGCTAATGACACAGTGGAAGTAAATACAAGAGAGAACAAAACAGTTCATGGAAATACTAATTATTCATACTTTCACGGATATTTAATAGGGTAATCAAATGCCATACATAGGAAAAGCACCAAACCAAGGCGTTAGAACACGGTTTATATACCAAGCCACAGCAGGGCAGACATCTTTTAGTGGGTCAGATGCCAACGCAAATGTATTGAGCTACAACGATGGTGAGTATGTGGATGTTTATCAAAATGGTGTTTTACTTAAACCTGCAACAGATTACACATCTACCTCTGGCACAACCGTTGTGCTAGTTACAGGGGCATCATTAAATGACGTTGTAGAGATTGTAGCCTACGATGCGTTTACAATAGCTAATACCTACAGCAAGTCAGAATCAGATACACGCTATCCTTTTCTTGGAAACGACAGTATAATACGAACAAATGGAAGTAGTGTTACAGCAGATATCACAATTCCAAGCGGTACAAATGGATTGTCAGCAGGACCTATAACAGTTACAAATGCTACAATCACAGTTAACGGAGTGTATACAATAGTATGACCAGTAGATTATTAGTAGATAAGATTGAGGGGAAGACTACGGCAAATACTATAGAGATGCCTAGTGGTAGTGTTATTCAAGTCGTTCAAGGAACAGCATTAGGAAGTGGAACAACAACTTCAACATCTTATGTTGCAACTGGGATTGATGTTGATATGACACCAAAGTTCGCATCAAGTAACATTTTAATACAAGCAAGTATGTGTTTTGACAATGAAGCGGCAGCAAGACAACTCTACGCAACTATTTATAGAGATAGCACTAGAGTTGACTCACTTACTATAAGTGGTTCTTACGGTCTTTTAAGTTTTTGGAATGGTGGGGAAAGAAAGATTGGCAATCAGACTATTCACATATTAGATAGCCCTAATACTACATCTCAAATTCATTATGAGGTTTATTATAGGTCAGTAAGTGGTGGACAAATTGAAGTAAATACTCAAACAGTAGGAGCAGTAATTATGTGTATGGAGATAGCACAGTAATGGCAAGTGAATTACATGTAGATGCAATAAAACATTCTGGTGGCACAAGTGCCATGACGATAGATAGTAGTGGAAGAATGACGCTTCCTGCTCAACCACGATTTTTAGTTACATTAGCTAGTAATACAACAGTTCCAAATGGACATGACCAAGATTGGTCAGTAAGTGCTGCTTCTTGGACAGAAAAATTTGATGTTGGTGGATGTTTTGGAAGTGGATTATTTACTTCACCAGTAGCAGGTGTTTATCATATTACTTATCAAATGTATTGTAATCCATCAGTAGGTTCTTATATTGGAGCAGGCATGAATGGTACTGCTATAACTGATAATTATGGTGTTACAAATCTGTGGAGTTTTAACGCAGGTGGAAATGATGTGGGATTTACACATACTGTATTGGTAGATGTGGCTGCAGGGAAAACAATTCAGTTTGGCACTTATGGGAATGGTTCTTCAACAGCAAGAACTGATGGCACTTACATTTACGGATACAAGATAGCATAGGGTAAACAATGGCATCAATACTTAAAGTAAATACCATACAAGACGCAACGAACTCTAATACGGCTATGACTATTGATAGTAGTGGTCGTATTCTTTACCCCTCAATACCTCACATTTCTTTTCAAGGAAATCCCTCACAAGGTAACTATACAATAGGTAATAGTGAAACTATAGGAGCAACAAATGACGGACAACCTGCTTGGGTAACTGATGAAGCATCATACTCAACTTATGGAGTATCTATCAATGATATCACTTATAACTCAGCAACAGGAAAACTTACACTCCCAATAACTGGACTTTATGTAGCATATTTTCAAATCTATAGAAATACTGATAATATTTATAGATTAAATATGCATCTTACTCTTTCTGGTGGGTCAGCACAAATAATATCAGCAGGACACGCTCCAAGTGGGGTTGGAACAACTAGCACATCACATATGTTCAAAGCAACAGCAAACAGCACTATCCATTTCACACAATCTTCTGGTGCAGATAGAACAAACTATGGTGGGGCATACCACGAATATGGATATATTTATTTAATAGGATAACACCATGAGCAAAGCGGCAGAATTAGCAAACCTTATAGGCAACATCAATGCAGGTGGTGGTGGAGTAAACAGGAATGTCATCATCAATGGTGCAATGAACGTTGCACAGAGAAATGTGTCAGCTACAGGGTTGGGTGCATCAAGTGGGTACTTTGTTTGCGATAGGTGGTATCTTTATTCTAATGCTAATGATGGACGTTTAACCATGTCACAAGATAGCTCAGTACCAACAGGAAAAGGTTTTGCTAATAGCTTAAAACTTGACTGTACTACTGCTGATACATCTATTGGCACAAATGAGAGTCTACAACTTACCCAAAAAATAGAATCACAAAATCTTCAAAGTTTTGGTAAAGGAACATCTGAAGCTAAACCATTTGCTGTATCCTTTTATGTAAAAGGTAATGCAAGTGCTACCTATGTTTGTGAACTCATGGATACTGATAATAGTAATAGACACATTGGTAAAACATTTAATGTCACTACAGATTGGACACGAGTAGAACTTACATTTCCTGCTGATACCACAGGTGCTTTTGACGATGACAATGCCCAAGGTTTGAATCTAAATATTTTTCTTCATTCAGGGTCTTTCAATACAAGTGGCACATTACAACAAACATGGGGAACATTGTCACAGTCTGATAGAATTGGTAGTGGAACAACATCATTCTTTGACAGCACAGACAGAACCTTTTTCATCACAGGAGTTCAGTTAGAAGTAGGGCAGAACGCAACAGAGTTTGAGCATGTTAATAATTTTGGAGAAGAGTTGGCTAGGTGTCAGAGATATTTCCAAGCGTATGATGGAGGGGGTGCAGGAGCTAAATTTGCTCAAGGTTGGGCAACAAGCACTACTGTTGTTCAATACAGCATTGGACAACAAGTTGGCATGAGAGCAAATGCAACTGTGGATGCTTCAAATGTTAAAATTTGGGATGCTGCTAACGAATATACTATCTCAAGCGTGACTGGGGCTACGAGCTATGATGGAGAGGTAACTTTCCAAGCGACTGGAAGTGGTCTTACACAATATAGGTCATGCTCATTTCGTCAACAAGCATCAGGCAATGGCATAACGATTGATGCAGAATTATAGGTTAAGTATGAATATAACAAATGCAAAATATATTAAAGACGAATCTACTAATAAAAATATTTCTATTGACGTTACCATAGATGGTGTTCAGTGTGGAGTGCCATTAGACCCTAACAACAGACACTACGCAGAAATACTAAGACAAGTAAAGGAAGGCACACTGACCATACAGGACGCTGACTAATGCTTGGCTTTAATGCCATATCAGAAGGCTCTATTGCCGAACTTCCCGGTGCTTTTGTACCAGTATCAAGCATAACACCTGTAAACATAGGATTAACAAGTGCGTTAGGTAGTGTTGGTATTACAGCGATAGGTGCTGCCGATGCCTCCAGTAGGGTCCCTGTAGAAATTGGGTTGACCACGAGCCTCGGCACAATTTCGGTTACAGGTGATGCAAATATAACGGTAGCAGGATTTTCTGCTACACTTTCACTAACAAGTGTTATAGTATGGGGTAAGATTATTCCTGCTCCGGGAACGTCTTACACGGCTATAACGCCATCGAGCAGCCCAACGTGGACAGAAAAAACCACGGGCGTCTCGCAGACTTGGACAGAAGTAGCATAAGAGGTAAGATATGGGATCAACATACACAGATAATGGTGGCATAGAAAAGATCGGTCTTGGTGAACAAGCCGGTGCTTGGGGCACCACAACAAATAATAACTTTGATATTGTAGACAGACTTATAAACGGTGTGGGCACTATAACCCTGTCTGGTACAACACATACTTTAACCACGAGTGACGGTAGCTTATCAGACGGTATGTTTAAAGTTTTGGTTTTGGGAGGTTCGCCTTCAGGTACAAATACAATAACAATACTTCCTCCTGATGCAGATAAGTTATACTTTGTTAAGAACGGTACAGGCCAGACGGCCACCTTTACGCAAGGGTCAGGTGCGGATGTCAGTGTGGCATCAGGTAAAGGTGCAATAATCTTTGCTGACGGAGCAGGATCGGGTGCCGCCGTAACAGACTTGACCGCTTTGTTTGTAAATAGTCAGGCTATAGATGGTGCCGTGATTGGTGGTACAACACCGGCCGCAGGCACCTTTACCACTTTGACGGCAAACACTTCTATTTTACCTGATACCTCTGGAGGAGCGGACATAGGGTCTACCTCAGCAGAGTTTGGAGACATCTATATCGCTGACGATAAAAAGATACATTTTGGTAACGATCAAGACGCTACTATTGAGTATGATGAGGACGGCACAGATAAGCTTGTTGTTACAGGTAATGTAACTTTTGCCGATGGATCTACAGATGTGGACATTGCATCACATGATACCTCAAATGGGCTAAAACTTGGAGGCACATTGGTTACAGCCACAGCGGCTGAACTAAACATTATGGACGGAGTTACAGCAGATAAGGATGAGTTAAACATTATGGATGGTGTCACGGCTACAACTGCGGAGCTAAACCATACCGATGGCGTAACGAGTAATATACAGACACAGTTAAATGCAAGGTTGACCTCCGTGGGAGCAACAGATCCTATAGAATCTTCGGGAGGCACTACACCAACTATTTCTATCAAAAATGACTTTTTACAAAACTCGTCATCCGCAATATCCTCAAGCACCACCACAAGTTTTACGGCGAGCACCTACCCCACATTTATTTCGGGTAGAACTACAAGTTCCGGTGGGGGTGACTTTACCGTCACTATTGGAGGTTCCGCACACACTTTAAGTATGCGCGATGGTGATGGTGGCACCTTTGATGTTTTCGCTACTTTATTACCGGCAGGAGCAACAATTTCTGGAAATCAGTTTACTTACGTAGCTGTGCAACTAAGGCCCGGCTGATGCCCCTTACTGCATTAAAATTCAAACCCGGTATCAACAGAGAATCAACGTCGTATTCTAATGAGGGCGGTTGGTTTAATGGTGATAAAATACGTTTTCGGTTTGGTAACGTAGAAAAGATAGGCGGTTGGTCCGCGTACAGTGATAGTACGTTTTTGGGCACCTGTCGTGCCTTGTTTAGTTGGGTGGCTTTGGATGCTACAAAATATTTAGGTATAGGCACAAATCTTAAATATTATATAGCCGATGGTGGTCAGTATAACGATATCACACCTGTGCGTTCTACAACCGGTGCGGGGGATGTAACCTTTGCGGCAACAAATGGGAGTTCTGTTATTACGGTAACCGATGCGGCTCACGGCGCTAATCTAAATGATTTTGTTACGTTTTCTGCCGCTGCATCGTTGGGCGGTAATGTTACGGCAGCAATACTAAACGCTGAACATCAAATAACGGCTGTTACAAACAACAATATATACAGCATTACTGTAAGTGTTACAGCAAACGGATCGGACACAGGCAACGGTGGTAGCTCTACCGTAGGTGCCTATCAGGTAAACACGGGCCTCGATACAAACTTCTTTGGCACAGGTTGGGGTGCCGGTGTATGGAACGGTGTGGATACCAACGAGATTACAACAACTTTAAACGAAGATCTTGATGCGTCGGAAACAGGTGTAGATGTCACAAGTGCCACGGGTATGTCTACCTCTGACGTTATAGATGTTGGTGGCGAGCTCATGTTGATTAGTGGTATTTCGACCAACACACTTACCGTTACACGAGCTCATGGCGGTACAACTGCGGCGGTTCATTCTGACGGGGAGCTTGTACGCTTAGTTTTGGGCAACGCAACAACAGCCGACGACACGGTAACTTTGATAAACGATGGTAGCGGCTTATCAGCAACAGCTACGACGGTGACGGTAGACTCCGCGGCAAACTTTACGGCCACCGGTTATATCAAGATAAATGACGAGATTATTGAATACACAGGCAAGACCTCTACCACCTTTACGGGGTTGATACGGGGCTCGCTTAGTACAACAGCCGCAGCACACGTGGACAATGATGCTGTAATAGAAGCCGCTTTTGGTTGGGGTATGCCGGCAGAAGGCACAGTATCGGGTGCTGTTTTAACAAATTGGACGCACGATAACTTTGGTGAGGACTTATTATTAAACATTAAAAACGGCGGTATATTCTATTGGGACAGAACAGCGGGTACCTCATCACGGGCCGTGGCCCTTTCTTCATTATCAGGGTCTAATCTAGCGCCAACGGTTGCCAAACAGATTATGGTATCGGACCAAGACCGTCATGTTATAGCCTTTGGTTGTGACGGTGAGACATCAATCGGGACACAAGACCCCCTACTCATACGTTTTGGAACACAGGAGAGCTTACTGGATTTTCAGACATTACCCACAAACACAGCGGGAGAGCTTCGAATATCCACCGGTTCGGAGATTGTGGTGGCCATACAGACCAAGCAGCAAATACTGGTATATACCGATGTATCCCTTCACGGTATGCAGTTCTTGGGGCCACCCTTTACTTTTGGTCTGACCGAGATATCACGAAATATTACAATAGCCAGTCCAAACGCGGCTGTCGCTGTGAATGACTTTGTGTTCTGGATGGGCTCAAAAGAGTTCTATGTATACGGCGGTACCGTGCAACGCCTACCCTGCACCGTGTTGGATTATGTGTTTAGTGATTTTAACCGGGACCAGATAGGTAAGGTATATTCGGGGCACAATAGTTCTTATGGTGAGGTATGGTGGTTCTATCCATCAAAGAGCAGCAACGCAAATGACCGCTATGTTATATACAACTATCAGGAAAAGATATGGTACTTTGGAACATTAAACCGCACAGCGTGGGTAGACAGGGGTATAAATCAGTACCCGATAGCTGCGAGCACTGACAATAAATTGTATTATCAAGAGTTCGGGCAGGACGATGGTAGCACTAATCCTCCTTCTGCTATATCGGCCAATGTAGAATCCAGTCAAATGGACATTGGTGACGGCGAAAAATTTACACTAGTTCGTCGTGTTCTGCCTGATATCACGTTTAGAGACAGC